GTGTCAATGAACCACCAGTACGTAAAATATCTATGACTTGTTTATTATCTCCAGAAAATGAATTTGAAGGTGGTGGACTAGAATTAATGTCTGATGGTAAAATTGCAAGACCTAAACAAGGACAAGCTATTTTCTTTGCAAGTTTTATTAGACATAGAGTTATACCTATTACAAAAGGTGTAAGAAAATCATTAGTAATGTGGTTTGGAGGAACACCGTTTAAATGAACCGAGAATTATATTTTGCAACACCTATCTATGTTAAGGATGTTGGTACACCAGAACTTAATAATAAATTAGAACAAGATATTATAAACTGGTCTAATCAAGATAAAGGATTAGTTAAAACTAATATGAATGGTTGGCATAGCAAAACAGATATGCACACCAAACCTGAATATAAAGCATTAGTAGATATATTATATCAAGCACAAGCATTTATTTATCAAGATGAGTTATTAGATAATGAACCTTATCTTGGTAATATGTGGGCAAACATCAATCCACCAGGTGGATATAATAGACCACATACCCATCCTAATTCTTTATGGTCAGGTGTTTATTATGTTAAAGCTCCTAGTAATAGTGGACATTTAAAAGTTGAAGATCCTAAACCTTGTAGTCTTATATCTAGACCAAGACGCAAACAAGGAGAACTACCAATTCATTTATGGAGTGAAGTACACTTTGAACCTGTAGCGGGGAGACTTATTATGTTTCCTTCTTGGCTTAATCATTGTGTAGACCCTAACAGGTCAAATGATATAAGGATATCCGTATCATTTAATTTTCTACAGAGAGGAATGTTTGTATGATTTCTAAAATTATATATAAAGAATTACCAATTGAAGATATTGCATATTTAAACAGAGAAGAGTTTTCAGAAAATGGTCCAGAAAAAGCATTTTATCAACATCTCAAACAATCAATTGCTAAACACGGTATAAAAGATCCTGTGTATATTGTGTATGGAGATAAAAATTATGGTGATATATTTAAAGTGATTGTAGGAAATAATAGAATGGTAATTGCTAAAACATTAGGTATTAAGACTATTCCATCTATTATTAATAATTTAAAATCTGATACACATTCTATAGAAGGAACGGTATTAGAAACAGATGAAGACATTAAAAGCTATTTTCATCTTCCTGATCAACTACAAATTAGAAGAGATGAACAAGGAGTAATTGATCAAATAATGCCAGTGTATTATCAAACAGTAAAGGAGCACTATGTTTAATCAAAACAAATACCAAGTAATTAAAAACGCAGTTCCTTATGAACTAGCTAATTTTTGTTTTAACTATTTTCTTCTTAAAAGAGATGCAGTTAAATTTATGTATGACAATAACATTGTAGCAGAGTCTCCATTACTAGGAACTTGGAAAGACAAACAAGTACCTAATGTCTATTCTCATTATGCGGACTTTGTAATGGAAACATTATTAATGAAAGTAATGCCTATTATGGCGGAACAAACAAAATTAGATTTAATTCCTACCTACTCCTACGCGCGCGTATACGAGAGGGGTTCTATATTAAAAAGACATAAAGATAGACCATCTTGTGAAATATCTACAACATTAAATTTAGGCGGTGATCCTTGGCCAATCTTTATAGATCCAACGGGAAGTAATAATGTAATAGATGAATATAAAAATATTATGAAACCTAATGCACCAGCAGGAATCAAAGTAGATTTAGCGCCTGGTGATATGTTAGTCTATTCAGGATGCGAGTTAGAGCATTGGAGAGACGAGTTTCAAGGCAATCTTTGCGGTCAAGTGTTTTTACATTATAACCATAGAAACGGTCAATTTGCAGAACAAAATAAGTTTGATAAACGGGCAATGTTAGGACTTCCATCCGGCATAAATCTATAATATAGTGTGGCAATTATGCCATTGCAAAAGATACAATTTAAGCCAGGATTCAATAAACAACAGACTGCTACCGGTGCCGAAGGGCAATGGATAGACGGGGATAATGTTCGTTTTCGTTATGGTCAACCTGAAAAAATAGGTGGTTGGGAACAATTAGTCGCTGGTACCATAGCTGGTCCAGTTAGAGCTCAACATACTTGGACTGATTTAAATGGTGTTCGTTATGCAGCACTGGGAAGTTCTAAAGTATTAGTAGTTTATTATGAAGGAGCTTTTTATGATATTACTCCTTTAGATACAGCAATTACAGGTTTTACATTTAGCTCTACTACAGGTTCTGCAACCGTTACACTTAATAAAACAGCACATGGAGTAGCAGAAGGTTCTTATATTTTATTTAGTAGTGTTACTTTACCAGGTGGTGGTGCAACAGGTTTTTCAACAAGTCAGTTTACTAATAATACTTATGAAGTTATTACAGCAGATGATGATAGTTTTACTATTACTATGTCCACCGTTGAATCAGGAAGTGGTATGTCAGCACAAGGTGCTGCAACTGTTACTCCTTATATAACTATTGGTCCTGTATTTGAAACACCAGCTTATGGTTGGGGAACAGGTCAGTATGGTGAAGAATCATGGGGAACAGCAAGATCATCTTCTACAGTTGTGTTAGACCCTGGTTCCTGGTCCCTAGATAATTATGGCCAGTTACTAGTTGCAACGGTAAGAAATGGTAAAACATTTACCTGGAGTCCTTTAGCAGCTAATCCTTCTGCTTTAACTACTAGAGCAACTGTGGTTAGTGGAGCTCCTACCAGATCGTTAATGTCTTTAGTATCAGATAGAGATAGACATTTATTTTTAATGGGAACAGAAACTACTATTGGTACAGCTAGTACACAAAATAGAATGTTTATAAGATTTTCAAATCAAGAAGATATTAATACCTATGCTCCAACCGCAACTAATACTGCCGGTACTTTTTTATTAGACCAAGGAAATGAAATTGTGACTGCGGTTCAAGGTAAGGATTATGTCCTGGTACTCACGGATCAGGCAGCTTATGTTATTCAGTTCGTTGGACCACCTTTTACTTTTTCATTACGACAAGTTGGATCTAACTGTGGTTGTTTAGGACAACACGCTGCAGTATATGCACAAGGTGCTGTTTATTGGATGGGCTTTGGTGGAGGATTTTTTATGTATGATGGAACGGTTAAACAATTACCATCTTTAGTAGAAGACTTTGTATTTACTACTCAAGGTGGAGCACCTGGTATTAATTATGATGCTAATCAAATTACTTATGGTTATCACAATTCTTTATATAATGAAGTAGGCTGGTTTTATGCTTCAGATGCTTCACAACAAATTAATAAAAACGTTGTTTATAATTTTTTAGAACAAAGTTGGACTACCGGAACTCTTGCTAGAACATCTTATAATGATGCTCAAACTTATGACTTACCTTATGCAACAGAGTTTACTGTTAATGGCACACCTTCTTTTCCAGCTATTCAAGGAGTAACTAATAGATATGGATCTTCTAAATATTATGCTCATGAAACAGGAACTAATCAAGTAGATGCAGCGGGAGCTACTACGGCTATCAGTTCTTATATCTTATCAGGTGATTATGATTTATCGGAACAGGGACTAGTAGGGGACGGAGAGTTTATTATGAGAGTATCTAGATTTATTCCTGACTTTAAAAATTTAGCAGGTAATGCAAAAGTAACTTTATTTTTTAGAGATTATCCTGCACAAAACAGTCAAAGTGATGCTAATGGACCATTGATTACAGGACCATTTACTATTACAACTACTACTAATTTTGTAAGTACTAGAGTAAGAGGTAGACAGGTAAGTGTTAAAATTGAGAATGATAATCTAAATGAAACCTGGCGCTATGGTACATTGAGATTAGACATTCATGCAGGAGGTAGAAGATAATGGCAAAGATTACAGCAGTCATACCGGAACCTACTCCTGAGTATACTGAGTCTAATCAAAGACAATTAAGAGAAGGTTTAGATACTTTAAAGAATGAATTAAACTTTGGATATCAAGAAGATATTAAACAAGAACTGCAAAGATTTGCTTGGTTCAATATGAGAATGGGTTGTTAATGTCAGGATGTAATAATGTTAATGTAGAACCAACCGTTATTGGTGGTGGAGATGGATCTAATGCTTATGATGCATTTGGAAGACTAAGAGTTTCTAATCCTTTAACTATCTTTGATAGTAAAAACATTATGTCAAAGAACAATCTTTTTGATGAAGCATTAACAGGATCTGGTGGAGTCACTTATACAGCAAATAAATCTACAGTTAATTTAAACGTTACGGAAGTAACAGGCGATAAAGTAATCAGACAATCTAAAAGAGTAATGTCTTATCAACCAGGTAAGTCTTTACTTATTTTTAATACCTTTGTCATGAATACTTTGACTGCAAACCTAAAACAAAAAGTTGGTTTGTTTGATGTTAATAATGGAATTTTCTTTTATGCTGATGGTACTACTCTTAAAATAGTAAGACGTACTTATACATCAGGTTCACCAGTTGATACTGAAATATCTCAATCTAGTTGGAATGGTGATAAATTAGATGGAACAGGTGCAAGTGGTTTTACCTTAGATCCGTCAAAATCAAATATATTATTTATAGATATTGAATGGTTAGGAGTAGGTTCAGTTAGAGTTGGATTTGTTATTAATGGTCAGTTAATTACTGCACACACTTTTTTCAATGCTAATAATTTAACAACTGTTTATATGCAGACTGCAAATCTGCCTATACGATATGAAATAGAAACAGCTGCAACTTTAGCAGCAGGTACTTATACATTACAACAAATATGTTCTAGCTGTATTTCTGAAGGTGGTTATGCACCAAAAGCGGTAGAGCAAATGATTGGTACTGCATCTTTAGCTGGTGTTGATTTAGCGACTGCAGGAACATTTTATAATTTAGCAACAATACGAATTAAATCTTCAAGACCTTATGCAGTTATTGTACCATCAGGATTTATAGCTTCTGGAATATCTAATTCTGATTTTGAAGTACAATTAAGATTAAACGCTACTCCTTCTAGCTCATTTTCTTATACAAGTTATTCAGATAACGTAGAATATGATTTAACAGGAGCAACTACTATTACAGGTGGTACTATTATAGCTACGTCTTATATAGC